CAAAATGGTATTAATAGAATTAACAATATGAATATTAGATATGAAAAAATAAAAGAAAAACCTTTTGAATTTGTAGATAAATATTATCAAATTCACGGACATCATAGAAATAATAGAAAAGGTTAAAAAATTTTATTTTTTTATTTTTTTATTTTATATAAATAATGATTTACGAAAATATTGATGATTTTATAAATGATAATAATGACCACTTAGTTTCATTTACAGTTAGTACAAACAATAATTTAAATCTTATTCAGAATTTATTTGAAAGTGCAAAAAATAATAATATCAAGCTTGTATTATTTGCTTTAGATAAACATATTTGTACATTTATGAATAAACTTTTTGATATTGATATTGTAATGTTTATGGCTGATGAAAATCCTCATAAAGATAAAGAATTTTATAATTATGAATTTGGTTCATCTGAATGGAAACAAATTGTATATTATAGATATTTTATTGCTCACAGATTATTAAAAGAAGGAAAAAATATTGTTTATATGGATACAGATGTATATATTAATAGAAATTATATGGTGGATATTAGAGAACAATTAAGAAAAAACGACTTAATTATTCAGACAAATGGAAATAGTTGTTGTACAGGCTTTTTTGCTATAAAATCCTGCCGTAAATTAATTAATTTTTTTAGTAAAAGAAATATGACTGAATTAAAATATGAAGATTATGGAGGAACTGGTGGTTCATCAGACCAAAAATTCTTTAATCATTTTATTGGTAATAATATGGAAAAATATAATTGTGCAATGTTAGATAGAAAATTTTATCCAAATGGTAATTATTTTTATGATAATTATGATATGATTAATGATTATTGTTATATTGTTCATTTTAATTGTGTTCAAGGAGAATTTAAAAAAATTAAACGTGTTATAAAATATAATAAATTATTAATTGATTTAATTGATTATTTACCAAAAGATGAATTAGAAGATCCTGAAGTTTTAAGATATAGAAGTTTGTTAAATGAAATTAAAAGTAATAAAAATAATAAAAGTAATAAAAATAATGTATAATTATATGAATAAAAAATCAAAAGTTGATTGGACATTATATTGTTTATTTGGTCTTCAATTATAATTGTTTTTTTAATATAAATATATTATATTATTTTTTTTCACCTATATTATGTGTTTTATCAACATATTTATCATCTTTTTTTAATTCATATATTTCTAAATTTTTATCATTATAAATTGATTTTAATGATAATATAACATAATTTTGAGGTCTTCTTTGAAAATTTGAATATTTACCCTTTTTTGGAATATTTCTTGGAGCAATTAAATATGCTAATCCATAATCTTCTAACAATTCTTGTATATTTTCTATTATTTCTTTTCTTATTTTACTTGATACTACATTTATAACATTAATACATACTATATTTTTAAATTTTTTAGTTGGATAATTATCAAAATAATATGGATCATATTTATCCCATTTATAATAATCAGCATCAAATCCATATCCACAACCATAATCTAAAATATTTTTATCTAATAAATTTAAAGTATTAAAAATAGTAGCTGCTTTACTTGGATTTTTCCGATTCATCGCACCTCCTATTAATACTTTTGTTTTATTTACACGACTCATCGCAATTTATTATTATTGTAAAAATATTTTTAAGTATTGTTTTTTTAATTATAATATTCAAAATAATATTTAAAATAATATTTATAATATTATGTATAATGTCATCTATAGAAAATTGCGATTCAATTGTTAAATCAGTTATAGAATCGTTTATCAAACGTTCGGAATTTGGTAAAAAAAAATATAATACAGATTTAGATAGATCTGATTTAAAAATTAATGATTGGATTCAACATGCACAAGAAGAGCATATGGATGCTATTTTATATTTAGAAAAAATAAAAAAGATCGTAAATGAAGATGATAAGATAAATGATAAGATAAATGATAAGATAAATGATAAGATAAATGATAAGATAAATGATCTACTTTCATGTGAGAGCATTTAGAACACAGAAGATTAATCAAGAAAATCAAAATAAAATAATTTAATACATATATTTAATCATATCCATATTTTCATATAATCTTCTTATCATATAAGGAATCATTTCATTATATGGTCCATATGGTACATACACATATACTTTTTCTGTATTGGATAAAGTATTGTAATATTTTTCATTCATTCCCTGTAAATGTGCGAATTCAAATATATTATTTGAAATATTTAATGTTTTACCCAATTCAATTGAATATTTATTATGTGTTGCGAGTAATACATTTGGTTTTTTACTTTTTGTATTTTTTGTATTATATAATTCTATTATACCTTGATTATATGATATATCTGTATCTTCTTTTTTAATAAATAATTTTCCATATTTATGTTCATTATTCCAATATGCACCTCTTACTAATTTAGCATTTAATGTTATATTATTTTTTCTACATAATTCTAAATCCGAACATAATATATTTAATGAATCTTTACGATACATTTGATATGTTTTATAAATTAAATTAGAATTATTGTTACATATGATATTAGAACTAATTTCATTATATTTATCATTATTTTGTTCATCTTCAGCATCAATAAATAATTTTATATTATTTAATTTACATTTATTAATAATATCATTAAGTATATTTATATTAAAATTAATAGATGATAATTTTAATGCAATAGAATATTCGTTATTTGGTAGATTAGAAATTAGATTTACATATTCTTTTTTTACCAATAATGATGAATTTGTACTTTCTATAGCATAATTAATTATAGGTTTTTGACATTTATTTATATAATTCTTTCCTACATTTAATGCATGTTTAAAATTATTACCGGCAAAATAGTAAAACATATAATATTGTTATTGTAATATTATTATTTTTATTCTTTCTTTTTTATTCTTTCTTTTTTATTCTTTTTTTTTAATTCTTTATTTTTTATTTTTATAAAAATCATTAAGTGTTTTTTTAAATGCATTAACAATATTATTCTCATTTGTGTATAATTCAACATCATCTAATTTATATATATCTTGTAAATCTTGGTCAATTATTGCTTTTAATTTATAACCTCGAATATAATTTATAGTAGATGTTAATTTCGATTTATAATATTGAGCATTTGTATCTTTTAATGTTAATGTAAAAATACAATAACAATCTAAAAATTCTTTATGATAATTATCAAAATCTAAATCTGTAATAAATTTTATTTTATCTTTATATTTTTCAAAATCTTTTGATATTTCACCAGATCCAACAAACTTTAATATAAATTTTTTATCATAATTTTCTTTTAATATATTTAATAATAATTTCATATTTCTTCTTCTTGAATGCAATCCTCCAAAATGTCCTTGAATAATATAAATAGGTATATTTTTATTCATATTTTTATGTTTCATATATGGCATTATATCAGCATATATAAATCTTTTAGCTAATGGTGTTAGGTAAAATACATTTTCCATTGTCTGTAATTGTGGTTCAATATCATGACATATAAAAAAATGTTTTTTATTATCTAATTTTTTAATTATATCATAATGTTTTGGATAAATAGTACAATCTATATGATAATCATAATTATCAACCAATTTTAATTCAAGTTTGGGAAATTTTTTAGATATATATTCTTTAAAACTTTTGTCCCAATCATGTACTTTTAAATATATTTTATGAATATCTTTTGTTCCAATAATTACATAATATTTAGAAATTATACTTTCTATTATTTCATAATGTCCAGGAATTTTATTAAATATTTGTAATATCATATAATATTTAATTTATTTTATTTTTAAATTTTATATTAATTATTATGAACATTATTATATCTTCTCCTAATTTTATAAATAATTTTACAAATATTTTAAATGATATAAATTTTAAATATAAATTTTTACTTGTTAATGATTTGTTAAAAAAAATAAATAAAAAATATTTGAATGAATCAAAAATATTATATTTATATTATGATGAACTTCCTAAAAATTTAATTAATGTAATTCAAAAATATGAAAAACAAGTACAAATTTTTTTTATTAATATTAATACATTCAATATAAATAATTCTTCTTTATTTTTTTTAAATGAATTTTTAAATGCAAAATTAACAATAAATAATTTAGATTCCTTTTTTAATAAAGATATTAAATTTATTTTACCTCAAATTATTATTAATAAAAAAATAAATAAAAATATAATTATTACTGGTGTTTGTAGGAATATATCAACATATATTTTTAATTCTATTCATAAATTTATATATTTAAATTATTATTTTCAAGATTTTAAAATTATTATTTATGAAAATGATTCAAATGATAATACTTTACAAGAATTATACGACTTTAAAAAATTATTTCATAATATTGATATTACTATTATTACAGAAAAAAATATTAAAGGAACAATTACACAACGTATATCTCATGCAAGAAATAAAATTCTAAAATATATTCATGATAATGAACTAAATCCTGATTATATTATTAATATTGATATGGATGATATATTATTAGATTTTAAAACAGATACTATTTTACATCCATTTTATGAAACGATAGAGTGGTCAATGTTTGGTGCGAATTCTTTAATATATTATGATATGTGGGCATTAAGAACAATTAAATATCCTGATAAAGATTTTTGGGAAGACAAAAAATTACCATTAAAAGAAAGATTAACATATTATTTTAAAATACATAAAGAATCATTACCCATTCCTGTTATATCTTGTTTTAATGGCATTGGTATTTATAAATATAAACATATAATTGATTGTTTTTATGATGGAAATAATACATGCGAACATATAACATTTCATAAAGATATGATTAATAATCATAATGCAAAATTATTTATTCATCCTAAAATAATAGTTGGACCACATAAAATATTAAGTAAACCAATGGGGTTTTATAAAATTGATAAATATGTTAAAAATAATATATAATATTATAATATTATAATATTAAATGAGATTTGCACATGTTATAAATCCCGTATCTGTTGATAAAAATAATTCAAGTTATTTATATTATACACAGCCTATTACATTTGAATCAATGTATCAATCTAAAATGTTAATTGAAAATAAAAATAAAAATGTATATGTTGATTTATATACAATTAATTATGAAGAAGATGATGAAATTATTCCTGACTATTTTATTAAATTGCCCTATTTAAATAAATCTACTAAAACTGAATACCCTAAATTTTCTAAAAAAAAATTACCTTTTATACAAGATATATTTGATTCTATAAATAAATATGTTAACGCTGATTATATAATTTTCACAAATAGTGATATAATTGTTCATAATAATTTTTATCAATTTATTTATAAACAAATAATAAAACATAATTTTGATTCAATGATAATTAATAGAAGAGATAATATTCCTAAATTTATTAATAACATTCAATTAAATAAAGAACATTTAAATCTTATTTTTGAATTATCAGGAGAAAAACATATTGGAAGAGATTGTTTTATCATTGAAAATAGTATTTTAAAAAAAATTAATATGAAAAATATGTTTATCGCACATCCTCCTTGGGGATTAATATTAATGAAATATTTAAGTAAATTAGGTAATAATTTTAAAATGTTAAGATCTGAATTTTTAACTTTTCATCTTGGAAATGATAACAATCACCAAAGTAGTAATAAATTAGATGAACTTACAAAAATAAATATTATAAATTCAAAATTGATTAATATATAATTTTTATAAAGGTTTAAAAAAAAGTATTTATAATAATAATAATATTATATTATAAGCATGTTAATACAATACAATATAATATATAAATTTATAGTTAAAAGATGTATAGAATTAAATATAGATGAATCACATGCAGTAAAACATAGCATGGATGTTTTAAAATATTCACAAAAAATTTTAAATGAAGAATTAAAAATAGATCCTAACTTAATTGATAAAAAACATATTATTTATACATCAGCAATGTTACATGATATGTGTGATGGTAAATATATGGATGAAAAAAAAGGATTAGATGAAATAGAATCTTTTATTAAAGGTATAAATTATGAACAGAATGATATTGATATAATATTAAAAATAATAAATACAATGTCTTATTCAAAAGTTAAGAAAGATGGATTTCCTAATTTAGGAGAAAATCAAAAATTATATCATATTGTAAGAGAAGCAGATTTATTAACTGGTTATGATATTGAAAGATGTATTGTATATGGTATAATTGGAAGAAATATGGAATATATAGAATCATGTAAAGCATCAAAAGAATTGTATTTTATAAGAATGGCAAAACAAATTGAAAATAATTTATTTACAACAAAATTTGGAATAGAAGAAGCAACCAAATTAGATAAAGAAAACAAAGAAAGAATAATTGAATTAGATGATTTATTAGATGATTATTAAATAATTTATAAAATCTTAATCTATATTATTATTAATAATAATAATAATAATAATATTAAAAATTTTCATTCATTCTTTACATTTATTCTTTGCGTAAATTATTTTTAGTATTTTTAGCAACAGGAAAGCTTGGGGTACTGGCAATTCCACATACGCCAATATCATTAGTAGAATCTGATCTACCAATCTTAAT